ACAAACACCGTCTGACCTGCGGCTTTCCCCTTCCCGCGTTTCGCGGGAAACGCGGGACGTCCCGGCTTTCGGCGGTGCTGTGGAACTGCTATGATCTAGGTATGACTTCTAAAGCGTGTGTGGTGGACGGATGCACGAAGGGCGGCCAGCTGCGTGGCCACTGCATCAGGCACGCGAACGCCAACCCGGACATCCCCAGGTGCGCCTTCGACCCCTGCGACAACGCGGCGCGTCACGCGGGGTTCTGCTCGCCTCACTACCAGGAACGCAGGAACACGGGCGTGATGACGGCGCGGCCACAGAGCCCCGTTTGTACGTACCCCGGGTGTGACGGGGCAGTTCGCAAGCACGTGCCGCTGTGCGCGTTCCACATCGGCGCGAACATCAAGCTGAAGAGCACGTACGGAATCACCCTGGAAGACAAGATCCGCATGTCCGAGCAGTGCGGCGGCCAATGCCAGTCCTGCGGGGATACTGTAGGTATCGACGCGCTGGTTGTGGACCACTGCCACACTTCGGGGGTTGTCCGGGGGCTGCTCTGTGGTCCCTGCAACCGGGCCATCGGCCTGATGCGTGACGAGCCTAAGCGGCTGCGGTCGGCCGCTCGTTACCTGGAAGGGGCGCAGAGCCATCCTCATTGACTTCTTCAAGATCGGTGAGAACGAGCTGTGGAACAGCGCTCGGTTGCAAAGCTATCTAAGGAACGTCGGGTCCCCGTTCACCACCGGTGCGTCCATCTGCGCGTGCGAGACGCTGACGCCCGCGATGGTGGGCGAAGAGGACGGTGTGTACACCACCCCGGCGGACGACCCCGCGCCCTGGTTCGATGCTGACTTGCCAGTGTCGGGGGAATTTCTCGGCATGATGGTGCTGGACGTTCAGGGCATCGACGGAAGCACACGCCAGCGCAACGTCACTAACGCGGTCGGCGGCGGCGGTGTCTTCGGCCCGAGCAGGGCACTGCCACGCACCATGACGATCAGCGGCGTACTGATCGGCACCACCTGCTGCGGCGCGGACTACGGCCTTCACTGGCTGGCCGAAGCGCTCGAAGGCTGCTCGGGGTCCGCCTGCGGCGGGGACTGCGTGACGGTGTACAACTGCTGTCCGCCGGAAGGGACCACACCCGAAGAGTTCGAACAGCAGCACAAGCGGACGTTCGTCCGTACCGCGCTCGTGTCCGGGCCGACTGTCACCGGCCGCCGCGCCACCGGGTCCTGCGAACGCGGGACGTGCACCCTGGGCGGGGACCTGATCGAAGTCGAGATCGTACTTACGGCTGCGTCCCCGCACCCGTGGACAGAGCCTGTCCCGGTCCTGGACGTCGGTATTCCGATCGGGGGTACCGGCGACTGCATCGAATGGTGCCTTGCCCCGGGCGGCTGCACAGCCGCTGACTGCATGTTCAGTGACTGTGACGTGGACCCGTCGCTGTGCTCGGACCCGAATCTGGTGATCCCCCAGCCACCCCAGCCGTCGCTTCCGTCGGCTGGCTTCTGCGTGCCGATCGGTCCCGAAGTCGCCTGCTACGCCGTGGAACTGTCCGGCCGTCCGGCCTGGTCCACGGATGTCCCCATCGTCACCATCACGAGCGGCAGCGCGCCGCTGCGCAACGTCCGCGTGGTGATCTACGAACGGCCGGGCAGCCTGGCCACGGCAACCTGTGACGAAGTCGCGGCCAACCAGCGGTGTTCGCCGGTGAACGAGTTCTATGTGACGTACATCCCCGCGTCCAGCGCGGTCACCTTCGACGGCCGGACCGGCTTCGCCACCACTGAATGCCGGGGTCAGTGCGAGAACAGCACGACGGCCTACGGTGACCAGAACGGTGGCCCGGTTCAGTTCAACGAGATGTCGTGTGCGCAGTTCTGCCTGTGCATCGAGTCGGACACGACGCAGCCGCCAGCAGCGGACGCGGCCGTGTCGTTCAGCGTCGCCGGTCGGGGGTACTGATCCATGGCCCAGCTCGGGTGTTCCACGCACACGTACGTGGTGCGCGACCGTGCCGGTGCGCGCGTCAGCGCGTCCGGCATCCTGACGTCGGTGGAATGGCATCGGGTCCTGGACGACGCTTCCACGGCTCGTGTGAGCATCGCGGGCGGCGCCGACTGCTGCGGTGACCTGTCCGGCTTGCGCACCTGGCGCCAGACCCTGGACATCTACCGGGGTGAGAAGTTCGTCTGGTCCGGCCCGATCACACAGATTGAGTGGACCACCACCGGGGTCACGATCGACGCGGTGGACATCATCGGCCTGCTGGACCGGCGCGTACCCCACCAGGACTTCACCTTCACCGGCACGGACCTGAACCAGATTGCCCGGCAGCTGATCGAAGACGGCTTTGCCCCGGACGATCCGGGCCACAGCGTCACGATCGTGGGTCCTGCTGGCGTCACCGGCGGGCGCCGGTACAGCGCTGGCGTGGGCCAGACGGCCGACCACCTTCGGGACCTGGCAGAAACGGGGATCGACTTCACGGCGGTGGGGAACAACATCGTCCTGTTGCCTGAGACTTTCTGCGCCGTGGTCGGCCGTCTGTCGGACGTAGACATGCCGGAAGGGCTGATCGTCGCGGAAGACGGTACGGCGCTGGCCACGAAGTGGTACGTGGCCGGACAGAACGCGGACGTGGTCGGTGTGGCTGGTGGGTCGGACGCGTATTACGGCCTGCTGGAACGCTACATCGAGCAGACGTCCGTGACGGACTCGGACTCGGCGCAGCAGGCCGCTGAAGCGAAGCTGCGCGCCAGCTCGTCCGCACCGGTCTTCATCGACACCCAGCAGGTCACGCTGTCCCCGACCGCCCCGGTGGCCGTGGAACAGCTGATCCCCGGCTGGTGCCTGGATATCACGAGCGCGGGCACGTGCCGTCGCATCACGCAACGGCTGAAGATCGTGGGTGTGGACGTGACCGAAACGGGCGGCACCGGGAACACCGCCGGACAGGAACAGGTTCAGGTCCAGGTGGCCGCGTCCAGTGCTGAGACGAGCTAGACGCAACAGCCTGCAACGCGCCCTGACCTGGGGTGCAGCAGATGCGCAACACCCAGAGCGCCACGGCTGCAACGCTGTGGCGCAACGTGCGACGGAAGGACGCGACGGTGGCAGCACGCGGACGACGAGTACCGGGCAACCCGCTGGCCAGCAAGCTGCGGGACATCGAGCTACGCAGCCGCCCGAACCGCATCGGTCCGGCCGGTGCAACGGGTGCAGCAGGTCCGCCCGGACCCCCGGGACGCAACGGGGAAGACGGTGCAACGGGTGCGACGGGACCCGCCGGTCCACCCGGCCAGGACGGCGACGGCATCAAGGGGCGGACCACGGTCACCACCGGCGCCGACGGGACGGCCACGTGGACTTTCGGCTTCGTCAACCTGTCCACCCCGCAGATCATGGCCGTGGCGCAGTCGTCCGGCCCCGTAATCGTCACGATCACGGGGCTGTCCCTGTTCCAGGTCCAGATCACCGCGTGGACGGTGTCCGGCCTGCCGCTCGTCGGCGCTGTCGTCCACCTGGCCGCCTTCGAGTAAGGCGACCGGCCGCACGTAGACTGAAGCCACCACAGCCACCGCCGGAAGGAAGCAGCGCATGGCCCGCATCTGTGTGGACGAAGACGACTTCACCGTTGACAGCGGCGGGGTCCTGCACCTGTCCGATCGTGTCGGAAGCCAGGAACTGCTGGCCTTCACCACCGTCGGGAACTTCACCTTCGACCCCGCCGCGTTCCCCGGCCTGAAATCGGTCCGCGTCGTCGCGGTCGGCGGCGGTGGTGGTGGCGCCGGTGCGAACGCGTCGGCCGGTGAAGCGATCGTCCGGGCGGGTGGCAGCGGCGGCGGGTACAGCGAATCGGTGTTCAACGTCGCGGACCTGGTCGGTGTCCAGGGCATTACGGTGGGCGCCGGTGGTGCCGGTGGCGACGGGAACGAGCCGGGCAACGACGGCAACGCGTCCAGCTTCGGCGGGTCGCTCGTCGTCGCCCCGGGCGGGAAGGGGTCCGTGGCCAGCCAGACCAGCGGCACCGGCGCGGCCGGTGTGACCGGCACCGGTGGCCCGACTGCTGGCACCGGACAGATTCGCCTGGGTGGCGGGGTCGGCCACGGTGCCATCCGGCTGGACGCAAACTCGGGGCTGTCCGGCGCGGGCGGGGACTCGGGCGGCGGCATGGGTACCGGCGGCGGCGCCCGAGCGTCCGAAGGCGGCGCGTACGGCCCCCGTGGCTTCGGCAGCGGCGGCGCGGGCGCGTTCTCGATCGGCGCCAACCAGGTGGGCGGCCAGGCCAACAACGGCGCCGTCTTCCTGTACTTGCAGTTCTGACACGAGCGGACGGAAGGACGAGCACATGGCACGTTGCGGATGTGGTGGTGAGTGCAGTTGTGCGCTGACCGCTGGCGACAACATCCAGGTCAGTGGCAGCGGTACGCCCGCAGTCCCCTGGGTGGTCACCGCGCTGACCGACTGCGCGGAAGTGCGACAGTGCATCAGCGGTGACGACGGTATCGACTACGACGACACGACCGGGGTCATCGGCGTGTGCGTCTCGCCCAACGCGGGGAACAACATCACCCGGGACGCGAACGGCTGTCTGTTCGTCGCGGGCGCGCCCGGGACGGTCGAAGTCGGGTGTGGCCTGGTCGGTGACGGCAGCGCGGGGACCCCGGTCACCGTGAACACCCCGGCCTGGCCGTTCACCTGCGACCCGACCGCGAACGGATCGGTGGTCACCTGCGACGCGAACGGCCAGCTTCGGGGTGAACCGCCGTACCACACGTACTACTTCCAGAGCCTTCAGCAGCAGGACTTCCCCGCGAACCCCGCAGTCCCCGCCGGGGACGATGTCGTGGTCCACACGTTCAGCTTCGACGTGACGAACCCCGACCCATGTCGCCCGATGCGCGTGCTTCAGTGGCGTGACCTGGACGTGGACTTCAACCTTCCGGCCGGTGCGGACGCGGCCAGCGGCATCAGTACGGACGAGATGACGCACGTCACGAACCACGGCACCGCGACCGCCTTCGACCAGCACACACAGGTGGGCAAGGTGACGCAGCCGAACGCGACGCTGGCGCCCGGTGCCACGGTCACGCTGACGATCGAAGCCGCGCTGGGGAAGGGCACCGGCGGCGCCACGTACAACCGCATCCAGGGCACGTTCCGTGTCTGGATGATGCCAGTCTGACCAGGAAGGACGGAACCATGGACGACAACGGGATGATGTACCTGGCGTTCCCGGACGGCAGCTTCCGGGGCGTCAGCTCGACCCCGCAGCCGGGGACCACGCAGCGCGTGCCGGACGGCGCCACCGAGATCACGCGGGACCAGTACGTGGCGCTGGCTGAGCGGGCGCGCGTGGCGAGGGCCGCGTACCAGGACGAGCTGCGCGCGGCCGACACGGCGCGCCAGCGTGCCGATTACGACGCGTTGCGCGCAGTGAACCTGCCGGACGACCTGGCGCGCCGCCTGTCTGGCTTCCGGGAAGAGGCGACTGTCTGATGCCCGTGGACGTCTGCTCGTTGAAGGTCGCCATCCCGCAGCTGATCCAGCCGGACACGTGGACGATCGTGCGCTTCCCGTTCGACGCCACCGGGGAATCCACGGACACGCTGAACATGCACAGCGCGACCCGTCCGGCGCCTGGTGGTCCGGTGGCCGACTGGTCCACGGATGACCGCTCGGGCCTGATCTGGCCGTCCCGGGCGGGGTGGGGTGAGCTGAAGGGCATCGCTCAGTGGGCGGCAGCAGGGGCGCAGCTGAACCCCATGGACGCCACCGAGTACCGGGACCAGTTCGTCCGCAACCCGCTGAGCTACGCGGGCGCCGGTCCGGCCGTGGACACGACCGCGACGGACCACCGGCCGCCGACACCCGGCGGGCAGTTCTTCACAAAGTCCTGGGGCATCTTCGTGGACCCGACGGTCCCCCTGGCCATGCGGGTGTACCACAACGCCAGCGAAGCGCTGAACCTGACCCTGGCGGAATTCAAACTGTCAATCACCTATTAGGGTGGGATGTGTGAACACCATCGGGGACATCGTGACCGCATACGCCACCACGCTGGCGGGCATCGGGTGGGGCCTGTACCTGCTCGGGTCCGCCGTCGTGGTCGGCGGGACGCTGGCCATCGAGCATGTACGGACGAAGGGACAGAGCGATGCCTGAGCCTGGCACAGCCGCCGCATTCCTGGCCGCGCTGAAGCGCTTCGGTGTGGTCGTGGTCGAGACGAGCGGGTGGCGCACGCACAACCGTGACGACGAGACGGGGAAGAACTTCGGCCCCGTCCACGGCGTCATGGTCCACCACACAGCCGGTGTCGAAAAGGGCGCCGTCAGCTTCTGCAAGAACGGTTCGGCGAAGCTGCCCGGTCCGCTCTGCCACGGCGTGATCACGAAGGACGGCCGCTGTCACCTGGTCGGCTGGGGGCGCACCAACCACGCGGGCGGCGGGGACCCCGACGTCCTGGCCGCCGTCATCGCAGAGCGGTACCCGCTGCCGAAGCCGGACAAGCACGACGGCAGCCCCGGGGCGGTCGACGGGAACGACGTCTTCGTTGGCTTCGAGTGCGTCAACAAGGGGGACGGTGAAGACCCGTGGCCGGACGAGCAGCTGGACGGCATGAAGCGCGCCGTGGCGGCCGTCTGCTGGCTGTACGGCTGGTCCGCGCGGTCGGCGCTGCGTCACATGGACTGGTCCGACTGGAAGAGCGACCCGAAGGGCGTGGACTGGGACGAGTTCCTGGCCGACGTGCAGCAGCTGCTGGACGACGAGCGCGGCACCGACCCGGACCCCGGGCAGCCGCCGAAGCCGGAAGAGCCGAAGCCGCTTCCGCTCGTCAGCCTGAAGCACGTCGTGGCCGCCGCGAAGCGGGACCCCGAGCTTCCCCAGGGCGGCACCACGCACAAGGCGGAAGTCCTGCTGGTGGAACGCGCGCTGGCACAGCTGGGCTGGCTGGACGCGGCCTGGGCGGACGGCAGCTTCGGCACGAAGACGAAGGCCGCGTACCGGCTGCTTCAGCGGCATCTGGGGTACACCGGCGCGGACGCGGACGGCATCCCGGGCAGCCACAGCCTGACCTGGCTGGGACAGCGCTCGAAGCTGTTCCGGAAGGGTGCGTGAGCACATGAGCGACGGCCTGAACGTGGCCGCTGAACTGGCAGGGCTGCGGGGTGACATGAACACGGGGTTTGCCCGGATCGAAGGACAGCTGGGCCAGCTGGTCCAGTCGGACGCGCAGCGGCAGCGGGACCTGGACGAGCTGGAAAACCGTGTGGCTGCGCTCGAAGCGCGCCGGTGGCCGGTGGCTGGTGTCGCGGCCGTCAGTGGCGCTGTGAGCGCCGTTGTGGCCGCCGTGGCGCTGCTGGTCCAGTGAGCGGCTGAGAACGCGCCAGGGCCCCCGTACCGTCGCGGTACGGGGGCCCTGTGCTGTGCGACTTCGTCAGCGCCGGTGCGCCAGGTCCCGAGCGTCCGTGAACCCCGCCGTCTTCGGGTCGCCCACGAACGCGGCCAGCGCGCTGTACACCACCTGAAGCGCGGCGGGGACGGCGGCCAGGCCAGCGGCCTTCAGCGCGGTCAGGTCCGTGAAGTCGAAGCCGTCGGCCAGCAGCAGGCCCACGAACGCCAGCGCCCAGGCGGCGGCCGTGCGCTCGATCAGGTCCTTCAGGAACGGGGGCATGGGTTGTCTTCCCTTCGTCGGTCGTACCCCTATCGTACGACCAGACGCCCCGGGACACTGGCCGTCCCGGGGCGTCTGGCTGCTGCGCCTACAGCTCGAAGAGGCGGAAGCAGGACGAGCAGCGGTGAAGGTACAGACCCGCCACCCAGTCGTTGATCAGTGAGTGGTCCG